CCGGTAGCATAGCCACCACGTACAAAACTACCTGTTGGCAGCATACTCATACGGCCACCGAAAAGTCAGGGTCAACGAACAGAATTTGGTTGGCATTAATTGATGCCAGCGAGCAAAAGAATGCCAGCGTGATCTGAGTGTCTTGCTTGACAGTAGTAGGCGTAGTAATTGCAAACTTGTACTTCGTGAGCTGTGCAATACCCCAGCTCGGTGGCTCGATAGACCAATTTGTAGTTGACGCTGTCAAAGCGCCGTTGGAATAATCCTGTGTGCTAATTCGCTGGGTGTCGCCAGCCGCATCCACATAAGTTAGCTCAACCCAGGTATTGCCAGCGTGCAGCGCCATAGCTATTTCACCCAGAATTTCCTGTGTGATGGTTAAAACGCTAGCGGCACTGCCGTACACCTTGCTTGCAATGCTGGTTGCTGGGTCTATGTTGCTGGCCGCTTTAGGGTACATGCGCCAGGACCATTTTGTGGCGACGCTATCAGGCAACGCTGCGCTCAGTAGCGGCGGGAAATTATCTGTGCGCGATGTGATGTAGCCCCATGACCGCTGATAGTGCCCGCCCATGTTTGAGTCAGCGTCAATGATGTCAATCTCGCTAGTACCATCCACGGAGCCAATTGCCGCTGTGATAGGTATCTGCATGCCGATAAAGCGTATGCGCTTTGGCTCGTCCACGCCACCACCCGTAGTGCAAAGCGTAAAAGCAGCCGTACCGGCGCCATAAATCTTGCCGCCAAGCAGCGTGAACTCCCTACAGGAGTAGTGGCTACTAGCCGAGAATAATGACATCACACCGTTAACCGCGCTGGTCAGCTCCATCTTGATATTACGGTATATCTGTTTGTTGCTAGCCGAGCCGCTGAAATAGCTTGCGCTGGCTGAGATGCCAAGCATTCCCACTTTGAAGTGTGTGTCGTAGAAAGACGTTGTTGCACCAATGGCTATGGGGGTGCTATATCCATCAGCCTTGGTAGAATTATCAAGCAGGCATTTGCCAATTACGCCATTGACCGTGATCCATGCTGAATCTCCCGTATACCCAGCAGTCCGGTAAAACACCAGCGCATCCTGCCTGCCGCAGTCGATGATGTTGTACTGTGTAACAGTGCCGAGCAGGGCTGCTGTCGTGCGGTTGTAAGTCAGCGTGCCGTCAATGCCAGGCCAGATCACACCGTTGTCCAGTATCCATGTCACAGGAGCAGCCAGCGTGCCCGCAGCCGATCCAAAGGTAAATGCTGTTGTGCCACTGCGCGTAATATCAACGCCAGCAGCATCCTTGCTGCGGATATTGATGATGTTACCGGAGCCGATCGCCCCATAAGCTGGCGTGGCTCCCTCAAAGTAGGTGATCGTGTTCCAAGCGCCCACCCCGCCGTCTACTGTCGCCTCGGTAGATAACGTTCCGTCACCGTTAAAAGTAGCACCGTGGTAAATGTATTTCATCGTCATTACGCTACTCCCAGAATGACAGCAGCGCGGCCGGTGCCGATGACGCCCAGCGACTCCAGCGTGTTAAGTGCGTCGATCACACGGGAGTCATCCAAATCAACGCTTGTGCCGTCTGCGTCCGGCGTGGCCCAATCGAGCATGCGGACAAACAACTCAATCTCCACGTTCGACTTGGCCAGCGTAAGAATGGTGGCGAAGTCAGCCCCAAGGCGACTAACAAACCCGAGCTTTGATAGGCGTCGTGGGCCGGTAGCAACGCTGGGCACAACCTCCGCAGGTACAAGCGTGTGATCGTGCGTGGCGAACTCCATGCCGGGCCATTCAACAGGGGCAGCCGAGTCGTAGCGGTAGACTTCTTGGCCTGTGGATTTTGCGGTGACGGTGTAGATGGTCATTTGATGCCTCTGTTGGTGTTGTCCATCTGGCTGCTGGTTGTCAGTTTCGGATCGCTGACGCGCTGTTGAACGTCATCAGTTCACCCGTCGTGCGAGCGACATCATCGAGGAACTGATGGACGGTTAGGGTTGCCATTTATTTACTCTTACACATATCACAAGATAACTCAACCCGAGTAATTCGCCTATCTAATTTGACAAGCTCTTCTCGTAGATCATGGTCAATACTCCGTAAATGGGTATTCGTTATTGTGATGGATTGGTTGATATCATCTAGCCGCTTATCAACCTTCTTTGCCAACCATATGATGAGAGTCAGTAAGGCCGATAGCGTGAAGATCAACGCAGTGTTAAGAAGAGGAAGTAGATCCGATGTAGTTACTGGGTTCATAGGTATGTCAGTAAAGCCCGGTTATCCCACACGTTATCAAACTCTTGCTTACCGTTAGCATAGTGAATAGCTAGACTGTTCCCAGAAATATCCATACGGCGTATACGCCAAAAAGGACTACTTGTTGCAACCCCTGGTGGGGCTTCTCCAATGTACTGAGTTATTGCAGAATCCGCATCAAATAGCAGAGTTACCCTTGTAGGGATAGCTAGCTTGCTCACTTAACTCACCTAATAGCAGCAGCTAACTTAGCCTTACGTTCTGCCAGATCACGTTCCTGATTTGCAAGATCTGCTTGACGTTGAGAAAGATCCATGTCTGCCTTAGCAATCATTGCTAAACGTACTGCTAGTTCTTTCTCAGCTACAGTTACAACCTCTTCCCGTTTGGTCACAGCACTTGCAGCTTCTCTAGCCTTCTTTGCAGCTTCCTTAGCACTAGCACCTGCTTGATCTGCATCAGTAACCGCCTTTGCAATAATGGCCTTAGCTGCTTCATTGGCAGTTGCAAGAGTCTCCTTAGAAGACTCTTCACGTTGTCGGATTGACTGGGTGTAATCATTTACGTCAGACAGTTTTACGACTGCTTCAACTACTTCCTGATACTTTTTAGTCTCAGTCTGTAGTTCTTTAACCTTTGACTCAAACTTTGCCGGATCTTTAATAAGTGACAGAACATCAAGGAAACTGTCAAGACCTTTGATTGTTGAGGACATGTTAAGACCTTCCTTGAATTGCTGTCATGGTAGCTGTACCAGACGTAATAGTTGCAGTAAGACGGATAGCACGGCAAGGGATAGTGATATTACCTACCTCTGTTCCTGTACCTGTATCCAGTGGTGCGGGTGCAATAGTAGCAACAGGGGTTACTGCTGGGTCGTAGATATCATCGTTAGTAATCTCAACGATCCAGACGAGACTTGCACCACCCGAAACAACTACCTGAACACCAATGTTAAAGGCGTTCTGTGAATAGTTGACAGGGAGCCAGTTTGTACTACCTGTGGCTGATAGTGTTTTCCTAAATGGTCGCATAATATTCTTTCAAATAAAAAAGGGAAGCAAGACTTAACTACTTCCCTTCTACTAGGTTTCCTATCCTCCGACTATCAGAACGGTTGTCCTGATGGTGGCAAGTAGTACTCTACCTTCAAGTATACAGTACTGGTAAGTGCAGCACTAGCAAAAAAGTAAACAAGATTGTCAGCAGTAGTTAATGTCCCGACAGCAGTACCGGATGCTGCACCAGCAGCAGCATATCCAGTAGAGTTAGGGGCAAAAGTAGATACAAGTTCAGTACCAGCAGCACTGAATCCAGCACTGACAGTTTGAGTTGTATTAGCTCCAAGACTAATGGTGTAAACACCACTAATGAAGGAGCCTTTTGGGATACCGAATGCAGCAAAGGTTGTTGACTCACCAGCAGCTAGTACTGCTAGTTTTGTCAACGGTTCCCGTGCCGGTGGGGTCAGCATTGATGGGGCGTTTGGGCCTTGATTTCCGAGTGCCATAGTAGTTCCTTAGGTTAGTTGATCGAGGGGTAGCCGTTTCTGACTACCCCGATGGATATCAAGCGCCCATTGAACCATAGATGGAACGAGGATCAGTCCAGCCAAAGCTGTAACGGCTTGTTGCCTTGAACTTAGCGTTCTCGGTATCGAAGTCGTTGTCCATCTCAAAGGCATCGCCCCTACGCTCAAAGTACTTCATGCCATCAGTAACATCGGTAAGGATGAACCAAGCATCAGGGTCAGTCAGGTAGTGATTGACAGTGATGTTAGGAATGATACCCATCGTAGCCAAAGCATTCGTATCATTCAGATCAGTGCCCGGACGACCATCGGAACCCAAGATACGCTTGGCTTCAAACTGGTTACTAGGAGCAATGATAAGTTTACGAGGCTTGGCAGCAATAAGCAGACCACGATCATCACGGAAGGCCGCAATGTCAATGCTTGCTTGTTCCAGTGCAGCTTCAGACAAGTCAGAAGCGGTAGCTGGCATGTTGCTGAATGAACCACCAGATACGGTAGCATGGGTAGCACTCAGAAGAGTAGCCCCATCGCCACCTGTATAACCAGCAGTTACAGCACGGTTGAACACGTTAGCACCAACGATCTCCTTGGTTTGACGCATTGAACGGGCTAGTGCGTTAGCCTTACGTTTACCGACTACATCATACTGGTCGTCTTCAAAGATTTCACGAGTAATGATGAAACCAAGGGCGTAGACCACATGGTTGTAGCGGGTTGTAAAGCCCTGACGTTCCGTGTCATACGACACACTGGAACCTTCAGGTTTGGTGTTAGCCAGCCCGAAAGAACTCAGACCAACGTCTTCTTCGTATGCCTTCTTCGATGTGTTCTTCTCGAACAACTGACTCCACTCTTCGGGATAGTCTTTGTAAGACTTACCGTACCAAGCGTTAACACCGGGCCAAAGAGCCTTGGCAAATGAACTGGAAGTGATAATACCGGACATGTTAGGTTCTCCTTATTAAACGCCAACAATGGCATTACCAGACGCATGAGTCGTAAACTGAACAAGCAGTTTTTGATATGCACCGGGGGCTTCGTTGTCAACTTTTGTTGCATACCCAATGACATGCACAGGGCGTGAAGCAGAAGCCGTAGGACTTGTTGCGTTCACATACATCGGCGAGTTGCCAGTTGTCAGGGCATCGGTATTCGCCAGTACACCAACGTTAGCATTCAATCCAATGTTAGCCAGAGCATAAGAAGCAGTAGACTGAACCTCATAGATCAGGTCAATTGCATCAGCAACCATGACAAACGTCTTGGTTCCAGCAGCAGCGTACTGTGGGGTGTCCAGTGCAATGTTACCAGCAGTCATAGTGCCATTAACAGAGTCCAGCTTAGGAGGCAAGATGCCAACCACAACACCCTGAACGACACCAGCGACAACGTCATTTGCTGTAGCAGCAGCAGACAGAGACTTGACAGTCACATAGCCACTGGTAGATGCAGCAGTTGAACGCAGTACAGCGTCACCGACAAACAGGGGAACAGTTTCGCCAGCGGCGAACTCATAGATGTTGGCTTGCCCATTGTAGGGCGAGCCATTTTGGTGCTTAACGGGTTTAAAGCCGTTTACGCGAGAAGTGTTAGCCATTTAGACCTCCAGATATGTTTAACGAATAGTACCTTAAGGTCTAAACAGACCTGAGTTAAGACCTACTTACACTCAGTTTTCCGTAGAAACCTTCCTTTTCCGATTCCTTCTTCATGGAAGACTCAAGTTCATTCACGTACTCTTGTTTCTTTTTCTGGTCTTCGTCAAACCATTCTTGCTTCTGTCGCATAACATAGGCATGAACACCCTGACCTACACTGACCTTCGCTGGAGAACCTTCCTTAGTAGCAAGAGCTACCCGTTTATCCCCAACTGAAACACTAGAGTCGGTAACAACCTCGTATCCCATCTCTTCAAATGTCTTGACCCTATCGTCAGTATCGTTAACTATACGATACACATATCCGGGTTCTTTACCCCTCACGTTCAACCGATTCCGTGTACCATTAATAGGTGTTCTACGGACTCGTTCTGAATCGTTTAACTTACTTGTAGCCATTATCTTACTCCTGTTTTTACTAAATTACAAACTACTGACAAGAATCATTATCCACGCATCCGTTTAATATCTGCAATGTACTCTTCTTTGGTGAGGATACCTTGACGGATAAAGGTATTCATTACCTTACGTTCCTCGTCAGAAAGAGCATACTCCTCATCAGACTTTCCTGTCCGTGGGGTAGTCCCGGTGGAGACTGAGCTAGGTTTAGCCCTGTTAGGATTAGTAAACTTATCGGGGAAAGCAGTACGTACACGTTTCTCTACATAGGCAAGAACCTCGTCTGGGTCTTTGTCAGGGTGAGTCCTAGCGTAGGCTACCCCAACTTCATCCCCAAACCCACGTAGTTCTTCATCCTGTGTATACCAATTATTACGACCAACCCACTGAACGAAACGTGGATCTGGTTGTGCAGCCTGTTGCTCTTTTACGACTTTCTCTGCTTTAGCCATCTCCCGTATATTCAAAAGTCTGTCATCAATCTCGACAAGCTGGTCATGATCCCCTTCCTCATAGGCTTGTTTCTTCTTAGCCTTAAGGTCATCAATAGCAGCTTTAAATTCTGTCTCACGTAGCTGTTCGTGATGTGACTGAAGCATCTTTAGAGCCTTTTTTGTGTCCCGTAGGTCACGGCCCATAATGTCAATCTTCTCAAATAGTTCCCCTCGCCGTAGGAACTCCTCTGCACTTACCCACTTCTTAACATCACCTTCAAACTCTTCCTTTGGCCTCCAACCCTGAGACATGGCCTGTTGCTCATCCTCAGATAGCTGGGGTGCTGAAGGTTCAGTAGAAGTTGTTTCAGTACTCTTCTCGACAACCTCTGGTGTTACAACAACTTCTTTAGTTGTGGTTTGTTCAGTTACTTCAGACATCTTAGTCTCCATTCTTGATAATACAAATTACGTCTTCGTCGTTGAGGATAAGGTAGTCTTTGTCACCATCCTTTACCTCTTTCCCTGCATACTTGGCAAAGTAGATCCTGTCACCTACTGTGGGAATTATGTCTGCCTTGAAATCCTTAAAAGCAGTATCCCCAATGGCAAGGACTTCACCTCGTTCAACAGCCTTACGTTCTGACTTCTCATTAACTGAGAGAATAATTCCGCTTGCTGTTTTTGTTTCAACTTCCTCTGGCTCAACTATAAGCCTGTGTAGTACTGGGATCAAGTTCACTCTTTGTCTCCTTCATCTAAGGTATCAATACGAAACTCACCAATCTCACGGTAAGCAAAGATAAGGCCTCGCATAAAGTTATCCCGTATGCTGTCCTCACCTGCCTGATTTGCCAGTACCTCTTTAGCGTCTTCTACACGTTCTACACATGCGCTGAAGAAAGCCTTGGTTACTGGGTCTGCCTTCCAATTCCCATAATCATTCTTACTGATTAGCATTACTGCCCTTTCTGTTGGTTATGTAACTTCATTGCCGCTTGCATCTGAGAAGCTGTCATCTTGACTGCATGAGTCTGCATGGCTTGCTTCACCTTTAAGTCGCCCATGACTGACTCATGGAGCAACTTATTCTCTGACATGCGTTGTTCAATACTAGCCTTCTGCTGGGCATCTGCTCGCTGCATCTGCATCTTGGCCTCTTCCATACGCATCTTCTGTTGTGCTGCCTCTTGTGCTAACTGGGCCTTCTGTTGTGCTGCCTGTTCCTCAGGGCTTGGCCCCTGCTGTTGCTGTGGTTGTGCAAGTAACTTCTCTGGAGAGGCAACCTCAAAGGCTTCAAGGTAACGGTTTGTAAACTCCATTGGGTTGATCGTCTGAAGTTGAAGCAACTGCCCAAGAGCCTGCACCTTTGCCTGTTTCTCTTGTGAAGAGGAAGCATTGGGATCTGCTGCTGGGGAGATGTCGTTCTCGGAACCGTGGAAGTCATCCTGGGTAATCGGTTCATCGAGGAAGTCTAGGTACTCTTCCGGGTTTGCATACTCTCGGTTAAGCAGGTAGATCTTACGGAACTCGCTGGTCATACTGCGGTAGATACGCTTGTAGACAGCAGTGAACAGTTTCATTCCCTGCTCAATGGAGGCCATTGTTGTTGTAGCTGGAGTATTCTGTCCCGGCATCTTGCCTACAAATATCTCTGCAATTGAAGCAAGCTCCTTACCTGAGGTGATAAGGTACTGAAGCAACTGCATGAGTACAGCACTTGGTTCCCGGACAGGCATTGGGAATACCTGCTTCTTCAGGTCATCACCAGTTGCGTTAACCGTCTTCCACTCACCCGGAGAAAAGCGAATGTCTCCAACCTTGATTCGGAGTCCCTTGCCTAGGAACCCTGACTGAAGGTTACTGAGAGTCCCTGAATCAATCAACTGGTTAATGATGGTGTCAACAGATTCGTTCAGTGGGCCAAGGAGTCTGCCAAAGCCAATGTCATAGAAGCCACCATCAGGGTTAGGAACAAACCCAAACTTTGTGTAGTACTGTGTTGCTTTAATGAGGATAAGGTTCCCCTTCTCGTCAACCTTTAGACCTTCGTTAGTGAACCGGGCAACAATACGTAGAACCTTCTTGGACTCCTCCTCAAAGGTAACAATGTACGGTTCAGGGTAGCCATCTTCGTCAAGGTCAAGGAATGTGTGTTGTTCACACATTGTGTATGGAGTGGTGTCATCCATATCTGGTTCTGCCATCTCGTAGGTTGTATCTTCCTTACGGGATGTATCCCCCTTGGGTGTTCCAAGATCGGTGTCAAGGAACAGACCAAGCATCTGCTGTTCTTTCAGCTTGCGCTTGGACATTGGCAGAATCTCAGTAGCCCTCTCTGCATCTTCCAGTGTCTTAGCCCAGTAGTTGACTACAAGACTTTTTGGCATAACAAGGATAGACTTGTTACGTTGTTCACTGGTATCGAAGTAGGTCTTCTTGAATACCGTACCTGTGATCGGAAGAGTAATCAGGAGTTTATCCATCTCCCCTTCCCACTCTTCCATTTGTTCCATAACCTGATAAGACATGTACCTACCAAGTCTTTCAGCCCTGTTAGCCTTTTCCCCAGTTGGGTCAAAGCCAAGCATCTTGCACTTAACAACCTGTCCGTTGCTCGGAACAAGACTAGGGTAAGCCCTAGCTGCAAACTGCATGGAAGCAGTGGCAAGCAGGGGGAACTTAACATTACTGGCTTCACGCCAAGGGTAGGTCTTCTTCTCTGCAACCTGAAGAGCAAGCCTAGTCCACTTATCCAGCAAGTCTTCCCAAGCCTTTCGACTATCCAAGTCTGACTGATACCCCTTGTGACAATCTGAACCAATCTTGGTTAGTTGATCTTCACTGAGAGATTCAGCGATATTGGTTTCGTTAATGAACTTAAGTAGTTTCTTGCTTACTGCTGCCATGATATTTATTCCCTAATAGCCTGTTGTTTCACACTTACCTGTGTGTTCATCTTCAAACTCTTCAAACTGTTCCCGGTAATCATCTGCGGATACCTCGGATTCTGTTCTTCCTTCCGCCATCTTGTCAATAATAAGCCCAAGGTAACTTAACCCGTCTACCTGATCGTCATGCTTACCTCTTGGAAACTGAAGTACTTCGTGTTCAAGGACTGAGTACCAGTCTGAACTCTTGTCAAACTTAACAGCACCAGCCCTCATACGTGCTTGGATAGTTCTGGCCCTGGTAATCTTGTCTGTCTTATGGGGGCGGAGTGGGTAAACGGAAAGGTAAACATTCTGTTCCATCATGGTTCTATTAAGGAACGGGCCAATGGATTTACTGATCTGCCCCTCTTCGATCCCAAATGCCACAGGATTGTACATACGCTGAAGTGAGATCATTGTCTGAACAATCTCAAGTCCATCCATCCTATCCCTGACAACATTGGTTACATAAAGGATACCGTCACTGTCCATGCCACCAACAACAAACACACTCCAGTCAGACTTGTCATGGGTGCTGATTGCAAGGTCGATGGCTACATAGTAGGACAGGTCTTTCTTGGTGTCAGACTCCTGCATTGCGAGTAGGTCATTCTTTTTAAAGAACCGGACAGAGTCATCAATTGGCTGACATAACATCTCACAACTGTAGACTTCGGGTATACCCTGATCTGTAAGTTCCTTACGGAGTTCAAGCAGGGCTTCCTTACTGTGCATCTCGGGCCAGAGGATATTGCTGAAAGTCTCGTCATGTGCCCGGTACTTGATAGTCTTCCACATACTCTTCTTACGTTTGGAGTAAGTACGTAGTGGTTCAATAACGGTATCAGAAGCCCAGTCGTTAGGCATTAGAGATTCAAGGATGTCATCAGCGTTCATGGGTGTACCGACAAACCGGATGATCCCTTCCTTGCTACGACACGGAACAAGGGAACCGTAGAACCATCTACGCAGTTTGTCCCGTCTGTCCTTGTTCATTACAAGCTCTTCATTCAGGATGTCATCCACAATGATGAGGTCAGGTCTACCTCCGTCCCAGAGAAGACCCCGTAGCTTTTGTTCTGCACCTTTGGCAATAACCCTGAATCTGGAACCATCCTTGAACTTAACGATGAAGTCAGTGTTGGTGTCCTTCTCAAAGTCAACCTCACCCTTGTCGTTAATGGCAATGTCAAACATCTCTTGGATGTCTTTGCTGTCAGCAATGATCTGTTTGATCTGACCCAGGAAGAGTGTGCTTTGAGCCTCTGTGTCGGAAACAATGACACTGTACTTCCTGTCCCTGAAAAGAAGAGCACAGAGGGTGTAGATGATGGTTACAGTGGTTGACTTGCTGTGCCTACGTGGAGCACAGATTGCAACGAAGGGGTCTGGTGAACAGCACAAGTCCCATAGTTCCCTGTGGAAGTCCTTGAACTGAACTGCATTGTCAAGGTATCCGGTTATGCAGCTACCTGCAAAACCCTCAATAAGCTGTGAACTGAGGGCTACTGTTGTTTTGGTTGTTGCCACTGGTTACTTCTTTTTTCGGGACTCTCGTTTACTTTTCTCGGACTTCATGCTTCCATTCTTGTTACGACTGAAGCTCTGGTTGGTGCTGGGACTCTGAGTAAACAGGTTCATCAGGGTGTTGGTTCCACCCTTGCTGATTGCAGTCCTGTGGCCTACATCCTTGCCAGCTACAGCAGCCTTCCCTTTCTTGGCTATGACCATTGCCCTTGCTCCGTTACGTTGTGCCCTGTCCTTAACACGATTGGGCTTCTTGGCCTTCTCCCAAGCAAGCTCTTTTTTATAACTACGTTTACCGTTGGTCTGGAAAGGCATGTTAGTTCTCCGGGGTAATGTCAATTGTCGGTACGTTCTTACTGGCAACAAAGCTCTTGAAGGCATCAGCCAGTTGGGTTAGCTTGTTCTCCAGTGTCTTCTCGTCAACCTCAGCGTTACCTTCAGCTTGGTTCTCACGTACAAGTTTACCTCTCTTGTCGAGAAGTGTGTTGACAACTTGATTCAGGGATTTGGCACTGACAGGTACACGTACTGTCTCACCACTACGGGGGTTGTAGATGAAGTCCCCGGACTTAACCCTGTCTTTGATGGCTAGCAGGGAACTGGTAACAATGTCACCAATTACAGCACTGTACTCGTTGTTCTGTTCACCCCGGATTGTCTTCTCAAGGTCAGGCCACCACCCGCTGTATTTCTTCCAAGCCCAGAGTGTGTTAACAGGGATGCCTGTAGCAAGACTAACCTTGGGCATTTTGCCCATTGCTACGTAGGCTGTTACAGCTTCAACCCTCTTTTCGTCAGACCAGACCCCAAGTTCAAAGGGGTTGTAGTCAAGGTCTTTCTTGAACCTCTTGAGAATACGTTGACCTTTGGGGGAGTCTTCAAGGGGAATAAGGGCTTCCTTTGAAAGGGAGCTTTCCTTTACGTTTACTTTGTTACCTGTAGCCACTTAGCTGTTTCCCTTCGTTTGGGTACTGTACCCCTATATTCTTAGAAGAGTCTCCTAAGAAGAGAAGGTATGAGGACTTCTCCTAGAAGTCCGAATACCTCTTAGTCTCTTCCTTTTCAGTTTGAAGCCCCTAAAAAGGCTTCATAACTGTAAACACTTACTAAGTTACCTCTTAGGCATATTACCTTGGGCTTCTCTTCCAGAGGGGATTGTACAGAGTTTTTAGAAAAGTCAAGGGGCCTGGATGAAAATTCTTAAAAAACTACTAAAATTTTGACAAGG